CGAACTTGTCCGGCCCAGTCAAGAGCAGCGGGCCAGTCGCTTCCGCCCAGTCGGCAAAAGAAACAATAGCAGGCATTTTTCAGTCCTTGTTTTTGTTGGTGTCAGTAACCATCAACGCGACGGCGCGCCTCGGCGCCTGTCAGTCCTTCGGACGACATGAGGTGGAAGATGGCGCGGTCGCGGGACATGCCGTTCACTTCGACATTCCCGCCCCTCTTCGGCACACTCGGCTGTCCGCCGTTGCGTTTTTGGTCGGTCTGGAATCGTTGCGCCTTCGTTCGGGCGGCGATTTTGTCGCGCAGCACAAGCTGGGCCGCGTCGCGCATGGCTGATTCGGTTCTTTCAGCGAGATCCGCAATGTCCATGTACACGCCGCTTTCGGCCAGCCGCTGCATCGTCTGGGTCACCTGTCCGAACACTTCCGCTTCGCGAAGCTCGGGGTAGTCCTGCGCCAAGGTATTGCGAGCCGAGGTGAGCAGCATGTGCGTACTCATTCCCGTCGCCATTTGAAGCTGCTGTTCCAGATGCGAGTAGCGATCTGCGAGCGGCTTCGTGGCTTGCTCCAATGCGCTGGCGAATGCGGACTCTGCTTCGTCCCCCAACATGAAAGTGTCGGCAAGTTGCTTCGCCGCTTGTCGGATGTAAGCCTGCTCGGGTTGCTCCGCCAGCGCCTGCTTTTCGGCCCGCTGGGAGTCCGGCTGGTTATCCGGCTTCGACTCTTGCTTTTCCTGCTTCGATCCCTTCTTGAGGGTGGCGAACTCCTGAGCCATCCTGTCGGTTTCGGACTGCATCTTGTGCAGTTGCCGTCCCCACTTGAGCTTCACCTCGTCGGGCAAGCCCTCCAGAATGTCCTTGGGGACTTTGGCGCGGCGCAGGGCGGTAAGGGCGCGTTCTTGCGCCTTCGCGTCTGAGCCATCGACTTCCGGCCCCGTATCGTCGTCGGATTCCGCGTCCTCGGCCTGCACCAGCTTTGGTTCCGGTGCAGACTTCGGCGTCTTGACGAATTTGCCATCCTCGCCGCGCTCAAGCGCCTTCGAGGATTGCTCCTTGGTTTGGGCGGCTTCCTTCGCCTTGGCGAGGGCCGACTCCTTGACCGATTCCTGCTCTCGCAGCTTTTCGGCCAGCGTGTCGTAGACGACACGAGCTTGCGTTTCCGCGCTGGGTTGCTGGGATTCCTGCGGCTGCGCCGCGTCCACCTTGGTGTCAACCGTTTCCATATTCATACTTGTATCCCGTCTTTGCGGAGAACTCCCTGATTTCCCTCATGCTCCGGAAACACGGCTTGCCCGTGCCCGGTTCGTGGTGCGGCGCGTCAGGGTGCCAACGCGGCAACGAATGCGAAACAAAATTCGGATCGAGATAGCGCACTTCCGGTTGCGTGGACGAAACGATGCGCGTGTAGTTCTTGCCCTTGACCTTGATCGATTGGCCGATCTTGGGCGCCTTGCCCATCGAGTACTCGCGCTCGATGATTTCTCCGTCCTGCCCTTGAAATTCGTACCAAGCCATGTCACGCCTTCGTGGTGTTTCCGGCGCGGTTTGGCGCGCCTTGGGTTTTGCTTACGCGGGACTCGACCTTGTTGCCGACGGCCTTGCCAAAACCTTGGTTCTGCGCCAGCTTGGGGGCGTTGCGAACGGGTTCCGGCGTTCCACCGCCGGGCCTGCCGCCCGTGGCACCGGCGGCGCCACCGGACATCATCTGCATTTCCATATTCATTTGCGCCATTTCAGCGGCGGCATCAAGGTTCAAATACTGGTCGAGGTCGGGCATGTTGAACGCTTCGCCCCACCGCTTGAGCCACGATTTCCAATCCCAGAACGGCGCGGACATCACGGCTGGCAGCATTTGCATGATCGCGTTGCTTGCGGCGACCATCTTTTGCACTTCGCTGCCGTCGTTGCGCACGGCGTCGATGTGGATCTCCAGATCGTCGAAGGACATTCCGCTGCCTTCTTCGTCCGTGTCCGTAATCTGCGACAGCATGATCATCATGGCTTCGCCCTGCTCGCGCGGCAGGTAACCAGCCTTGACTGCGCGGCGCACGCCTTCGGCCATTTCTTCTGGCGACTGTCCGCCGACGAACACGCCAAGCTCGCGGCCAAGCGGCAGCACGCTGCGCTCGTCTTGGTCGAAGTACCACAGCACGCTGCGGAACAGGCGCTTCTCGAACTCCACGAACTTCATGTCCACGAAGCCCTGCAACGCGCTGCTGGCCTGCGCGGCAATGGCGTTTTCCGTGGCAGTTCCGGCGCCGCTAACCTGCCCGCGCACGGCGTCACCCATGGCAAGGTTGCGATCCACGCGCCCGCGCAGCTCAAATTCGCGCATTTGGGCGTCTTGGCTTGCGCCGCCGACTTCGATCTCGACGACCTTGTTCTTTTCGATGCCGGGCGCGGCGACAATATCTCCGTCCGGCGCGGCAGCCAGCTTGTTGATCAGCGACGGCTTCAAACCGTCCACGAGCGCCAAGGACTTGCGGCGTTGCGCGGCGTTGTTGTTTGCACGCGCTTGGTTGTTCAGTTCTTGGATCTGTCCTTCGTTCGCGGTCAACGCGGACAACGGCGCGGACTCATCGGGCACCGTGTACTGCCCGCCGACGACATACGGCCCCCATCGCGGGCCGTAGAACGGACGAGGATCGCGCAGGAACGCGGCTTGCCCCTTGCCGTCTTCCGACGCCCAAGCCACGGTGAAAATGGTGCCGTGATACCGCGAAATTTCGGCCTTGGACATGCCCTCCCAAAAAGCATCGTCCTCGGGCAGCGTGTATTCCGGCACCCAAATCTCGTAATAAATCACTTCGTTGCGCGAGGGCGTTTCACCTTGCAGGTACTTGTCCCGCAAACCCTTCGCTTCAATGTCGGTCGGAATAGCCTTGATGTTGGCCTCAATCCAACCGGCGCCATCTTCCTTGGACTCCTCTAGCAGGTCGTCCTTGTCGCGGATCATCACATGGTACATGTACCGCGCTTCCTCGATGGACAGCGCGATTGGATCCCAGCCAAACCTGCGCGGGGAGATGCGCACGGCCTTGGGCGTCATCACGGGATCTTCGGCTTGTTCGAACCCGCTGCGGGCGTCTTGGTGGACGATGGCCACCGACCACGCAAAGCAGTAATCCGTAGCCAGCTTTTCGCGCTCGCGCTGGTAGTTCGTGTCGAGGATCCAGCGGTTTCCAGCATCCTCCAACGCCTGCACGCGGGCTTGGTCGCGCGCGGTGGACAGGCGGATCTTCGGCTCGATGCCCGTCAACCGCGCGACGGTGTGCGCGACATAGGCGTAGTAATAGTTCTCGGGGAAGTATTCCTCCTTGCCCGTGAACTTGCCGTAGAACGGCGACGCATAACGCTGCACCTGCCTGCCGAACCACTCGCGGTGCTTTTCGCAATACCGCTGCGCGGCCTGCACTTCGTCGTACAGGTTTTGCGGAGTCACCTTAAGCATTGGAAGTTTCCCATTCTTCGTGGTTCAGCAACTGCCCAAGCGTGTTTTCGCTGTACTTGGGCTTGTAGACGACATCCTTGCCAAGGTCGCGTTCCCACGAGAAAGTGCATGCGCCGCGCATGGCGTCGCAACCGTGGTCGATGCAGCCCGGATCGGGCGTGTCGCGGTTTAGCTTGCCGTCCTCGACAAGCGGATACACATACGCGGGGATTTCCATCTCGGTACACCACGGCTTGCCTTCGCCTTCCAGCCGCGAGTCCTTGTACTTGGTGGCGTTGCGCAGCAGATACAAGCCGTAGGTCTTGTCGCCGCGCTGCTTGAAACGCACGCGCACTTGGTCGATGCCCGCTTTTTCGCCTCCGGGGCCACGGTGCTTGTCCCATTCGCGCACAATGCGCGGCATGCCGTGGCGATCCAGCCACCTGTTGAGGTTGCTGATGAACGCCGGATCGTGGTCAGTCACGATAGCGCTCATTTCGTATTCCTTGTTGATTTCCACGATGGCTTTTGCCCATTGGTCGTGATCCCAATGGCGCTTGTAGATCTCGACCAAGCGGTACATGCGGTTCTCGCCGTCCACGCCCCAGCATTGGAAGACGCCGGGGGCGTCAAAGCCAATATCCTGAGCGCCAAGGAACCACTTTAGGTGGACTGGCTTGTCGAGATTGGGAGACACGAGGAACCATTCGCCGTTTTGCTTTTCGACGGTTCCATCGATCACATGCTTGTGCGGGTCGTAGTTCTCCCACACTTGTCCTTCCGCGCTGACCCACTTCCCGTAGTACAGGCGTTGCAGGCGCACGCCCGACAGCGCCGACTTCAAGCGGTTCAGGTATTCAACCCCGTCCGGCGTCCACTTGCCCGTGGCGTGATCGAACCACTTCGGATTATCCCAGAACCGCCCGACGATCCGCTGGGCCTTGCCTTGCAGGCAGCGTTGGTTGGCCCAATGGTATTCGTCCTCGGGGTTGCAGTCCCCGATCAGCACGCGGAACGGCGTGCCGCTGCGGCGAAGGGCGCGGTGCAACGATTCCCACTTCGCCAAGGTCGTTTCTTGGCATTCGTTGAAGAAAATCGCGTTGTACTGCGTGGAGAACAGCTTCGTCGGGTTGTCGAACCCGCCAAGGATCACCTCCCCCCCGAGTTGCGGATGTTTGTACGATTGCCGATGCTCGCGCGACGGCCCGCCCATGATGACGGGATGATCCTGCCCAAGCACTTCGTTTTCCCAGATGTCCAAGAACGATTCGTTGAGGCTCACGCGCGTTTCGCGCAGCACAAGAATCTTGGCGTTTGTGTAGGTGTTGCACATCGCCTTGATCCACTCGCCCATCAAGCGCGACTTGCCGCAACCGGCGACACCCTCGTAGACCGCCTCCATGGGCGCTTTCTCGGAACCGTTGATCCACTTGAAGAGGCGCGTGCCCTCGCCGTAGGCGTGGAACACCTCCTTCTTCGCGGGCATCAACGGTTCTTCGAGCGTTTGATCCATCAGGAAAGCTGCGGCAGGACGGTCACGGCCTTGTTGACATACAGTCGCGTCCAAGACAAGCCCGAGTTGGCAATCAGCTTGTATTCGATTCTGTAGGTGTGCCCGCCAATCAGGCTCGTACCCACTTCCAGCCTGTGCCGGAAGTTGTAGCCGATGTCATCTTGCAACCAGCCGTAATCGGTCAACAGTTGGAGTTGCATGACGGCTCCGACATTGATTGTCGGCGTCAACACCGGCGTCAAGCTTTGGGTGGACAGGTCGTAGACGGCGCAGGAAATAG